TAATAGGGATAATGAGTGTTTGTGTTGCCACCATGTCCTTTAAACGGTCTATCACATCTTCATAGGTATAGGGTTGATTGTCTGACGCACATTCTTGCTTGCCAAATACCAACTCGGTCACTTCCTCTTTAAATTCAAATATTGTTAATTGCTTTTCCATTTCTATTCTCCTTTATTTAGTTCATTAAGTTTTGCGTCTAACCATTCTGACGCATATATGAGTGCGTATGCTTGATTTCTAGCCCCTTTACATGGGTCGTAGTCCCTTTCTTGCCCACCCGAAGATGTACCGATTTTTCCTTCCCATTTACCCCTAGAAACTTGGTCAACACTTGCCTCAACTACTTCACCCCAAAAGCCATTAGGCGTTATCTCTAGTTTATGGTAGTAAGCAACGCCTTCATGTTTGTTGCTAAATTCTTTAATTTTTCCGAAATGCATGTTTTCCATTATGATTGCTCCTTTGTTTCGCCATCTGCTATCCACCATTTAGGTTTGTCTAGTGTTTGGTCTATTTCGTAGTATGTTTCACCTACTATCTGCTCTGCGTGCTCTGCACTCTCGGCTTGTATGTAAACTACTGCGCTCTCCATGTCTAGCGTCACTTCGTACGTTTTAAAGCGAGTATATGCAAATCTACCCCCGTCCCTATACTCGTCTGCGTGCCTATCGTCATGAAAATGAGTATTGTTAATCGCATATACAAGCGAGTCCTTTTCTTTACCGTCGGGCATAGTGCGTTGCTTTGCAAGTACATAGTTCAAGTGCGCTGATGCACGATGCACCCAATTCTTGATGTCTTTAACTATCTCGTAGTAGTCGTCGGTGGTGTGTTTTGCCATTTCGTTTCTGTGTGTATATTCCATTGGTGTTGTCCTTTACTGTTTAAAACAGTACTAAATTGTTAAGTTGTTTGATGTCATAGTCAAATTGTGACGTGCCATCTTCGTTATTGAAAGTATAGCCGTTGTTAACCAACCACTGCTGTATCTCTTTAGGTAGCGCGTAGACACCGTCATAATCGACTAGGTTTTTTCCTTTAAACCACAAGCCACCCGCGCACTCGTCACCAAGTTCGTTATGTTCAAATCCCATAGTGGTGGAGTGTGGGTGGTTATATAGTGTGAAGTTTTGTGTTTTGTTCATAGTCTTTCTCCTTTGGCATAAACATTTTCCACGACATAATCGTAGCATTTAGTTAGTTCCTCTAACACTACAATTAACTCGTCATGCGTGTATAAATCGGCATTATCTGTGCCGTATACAGTTTCATATATCTCTAATAAGCGTTGCTCTTGCGTTGTCAGTATGCTTGCTACTTTATTTAGTTCATTAAGTTCCTCGCTAGACAGGATTTCTCCATCTCTAACAACTCCAAATATATAATTTGAGATAGTTATTGTATCGTCTATTAGGTGCGCGTCCAAGTCCAAATCGTAAGGTACACCACTTGCATTCCTTTCTTTTGGGTCTGAGTGATACCATTCTTCTATCTTGTCCCATAATTTATCTAATGAGTTTGCTCTTAATTCTCTATCCATAGAGAAACCGTTTTCGGGTACTGCTATAAAGTGTTGCTTTTCCATTATGATTGCTCCACTGTTATTGTAATAACGTCTGAGTTAGAATCAAGTCCGCCTAACCCTTTAACTATGTAATAGATATTGTTATCCTCTAGGTACTGCGCGATAAATAGCATCACGTTCTCTAACAATGTTAAAAATATGCGTTCCATGGAAGTCATGGACACGCGCCACGCCTTGATTGCTAATACCGTTGTAGACATAACTTTCGTTTTCGTGCCAAGTTGCGGTGTGTGTAAGTGCTAACACTTTAAAAGATATTTCCATTATGATTGCTCCGTTGTTGTGGTTGGTAGGCGGTTAATGCACAAGTCGAATGTATCGAACGATGCGCGCCACGCGTAGTCTACTGCGCGGTCTATTGAGTTGAATGTATCGTCGTGTGTCATTGAGTCCCATCCGTCATAGCACGCGAAGTGCTGAGTGAAAGTGAGTTCTGTTGAGCCGTCCGCGTTAGCGGAGAATGAAAAACCGTCTGCGGGCATACGATTCGACCAATCTGATGGTTCGTATGGGTTTTCGTCGATTGCGTTACAGAATAGAGCGCCCTTTTGGTTGCTGTTGGTGGTTAGTATTGCTTTTTCTAAGTACATTATGATTGCTCCTTTATTTCGTAAATTGCATATCTATCATATAAATGATTGACGTTTCCGATAGTGATGATTCCTTCCGATACAACTGACTTGATACCACTCAACTGCATACTTCTTGCATACCAAAAATCAATCTTCTCTTGTAGTTCTTCAATAGAATTACCTTTAAATAGATTGTTTCCGGTGGTATTACTTGATGCGATATATCTTTTGTAGTTCATTACAGTTCCCCCGTTGTCGCGATTACTGAGTGCTTTAAACCGGCGTCTGTCATTTTGATTCTAGAGCCGTTAGTGAGTTCTGCTACCCAAGGGTATTTAGGAGAGCGGGGCTTGTAGTCCACTAATTTAAGCGCGCCACGCTGTTGTGAGTGTAGTACTGAGCCGTATTTAATGTCGCTGAGCCCTAGTAAAGACGCGTGCATACTGATTGACTGCTGATTTCGTGTTAATGAGCCTTTTATCTGAGCCTTTACTTGTATGGTACAAGAGTTTGTTTCATAAGAGATATTGCCCGACTTGATAGTTAGTCCGAGACGCGCGCCAAGCTGTTCGAGTTCGGAGTTTAATTCCCTGCGTAAAGTGCTTAGTTGTGACTTGTTAAACTGCGTTATTTTTTCCATGTTTTTTCCTTATTATTTGTTAAAAGTAGAGTGTTGCGTTTTTGCAACCTCTGCGCCTAATTATACACATGGTTTAATACGTGTCAATAGTTTATTATATATATATTTATAATATAACTATAAAAGTGACTGTTACGGGAGCTTGTTACACATTGGGGTCGAAAGTGTCACAAAGTGTAACGATATCGGTAACGGCTAATATTAGGCGATTGTTATATTAGTAGGGGCTTATATTGTGACACAAAAAGTTACGGTTTAGGTTAGGGTTGGGTGTCACAAAAAAAAGCTAATGGAGTTAGGTCTGTGTTCTTTTGTTACTCTTGTTACATTATTAATATAGTTTAATAAGAATAAATAGATAAATGTAAATATCCCTAAATACACACTTAATTATAATAGTAAAAATGCGTTTCTGGCGAGAGTGCACTTTTAGTGTAACAAGGTGTAACAAATCGCTGTTTTGTCCTAGTCGGGTGGTTGGGTATTATTGGTTGTGGTAAAAATACAACGGTTTTAGGTTTGGGCGTAAAAAAGCCCACTTTTTGGGTGGGCGTTGGTGTTGGGTTTGGGTTAATTATTTAGGTTGGTTTTTGGGGTATTTTGAGGGCTTGTAGTTGCTCTTTTAACTCATAGATACGGTCGACGATTAAATCGATGGTTTGGGGCGTTAGGTTTCCGCACGAAGTATTGAGCGTGAAGTTTAGCGCGTCGATGGTTTCTTGTATCATTATTTGATTTCCTTAGTTAGTTGAAAGTTTCCGGCAATAGCTGAGCCGGCGATAAACACGCTTATTAACGTCGATTGTATGTCACCCAATACCATGGCAAGGGTTGCGGTTAGTACGGCGCCCACAAAGGCGATTTTAAGTGCTAGTTTCATTAGTTTAATTTCTTGTTGTGTCATTTTGTTTTTTCCTTTTAGTAGTTGTAAAGTGCGGGGCTTTCACCCCTTGGGTTTATGTTATATGCTTCCATTCCGGACAAGGGTTTACATAAGTTTCATATTCAGTAAATATCCAAAATTCAGATTTATAACCCTTATTAGGTGTTCCATCCTTTTTTGCTATATGTAAATGAACGATGCGATTTGTTTTCTTCGCAAAATGTCCGGTTGTGCTAGTGCATATGTAAAGAGTGCCAAATCCGTTTAATACTTTGTCCCCCTTTTTAACACCGTCTAAGATTTCATCCCACCAATCCTTTACTTTGTGTTTTCCGTTTGGTAGTTCTGTGCGTTGGTTATCCCATGTTTTCATTTTGGTTATTCCTTTAGTTAATTAATAAAAGTTTTTGCCACCGCGTAGAGCGTAGGCGATTTTTTGGTGGTGTTGATTTTCTAATGCGCGTGATTGTTTTTTACGCTTTTGGTTTTTGATTCTGTTTTTGTGGGTCGTGTGTTTCATGGTTATGTATTCCTTTAATTGTTTTGGTTAAGTGATGCCGATGGTAGGGGCGTTAGTTAAGCGCCCTTTAAATCGGCAATTTGGCGCCCTTGTGGGGCGTTGCTATTATGCAAAGAATTCCGCGCGCTCTTGCATGTAATCGCCTATCTCTTTGCCGGCTAGTTGTGCCTTAGCGCGTGAGCGGTATGGGCTTGCTGTTGTATTATCATCGGTACCTTGCTTGATGTTTTTAACCATTTGCGCCCATGGTGTATTAGGGTTGGTGGTTGCGTGCTCTAGGGTCATATCTGTTTTATCTGATAGAGTATTAACCATGTCTTTAATAGTCGCGTAACCCTTATTAGTATCACGCGTAGTTTCGGCGCTCTTGACTATTAGGTGTAAAAATCTAACCCACATTTCAATCTTGACCGCGTCCACAGTACCACCATGCGCCCTAAATTCTATGGTGTTGCATTTTCTAAAGGCACTAGAGAAATTGAAACCGCATTCCCTTGCTTGATAAATATCGCGTGCTACATAGTCGATTGATTCGGTTTCACCATATGACGCCATGCGCTCCAAAAAGGTTGATTCGGTAAAACTACAATAATGACCGCCCCGTCTTGATGGCGCAAGGGTTGACGTTATTAGTCTTTCATTTAGCACGTATGTCTGTGCTATACGTCGTATATGGTTAAACGTAAACTGTGACGCATTGACGCCGGTACGGTTAACATTGAAATGTACATGTAAGCCACAAGATATATTCACAGTGGCGCCATGGCGTTCCATTATATCAACAGCCTTCACCGCGTAGTTTAGGCGATACCATTTCACCTTTTCTGCCGGACGATGGTGCGTCCACTGAAGAATCATATTTAACCGCCCATTTTGAGTAATCGCCGTTACTGTTGTAATGTCCTGTTTTTCTACTTAACGGTAAGCCGGCGTCCCTGTATTCCGGCGCTATAAGGTTTCTGAATGTTCTATGGTCGTAGCCCTCAGGGATAACGAATTCAATCTCTACGCCGAATTGGTGATACTTAGCGCGTCCGCTTGACATTGCTACTAAGCGCACTAATTCAATTCGCTCTAATTCAATGGCGCCGGTTAACGCTACTACCGTCTCTGTTGCTGTTGTGTGTTGTGCGCCGGTTAATGTATCAAGTTCGGCGGTTATAGTGTTACGTTGCGCTGTTAGTTCGGCAATGCGTGCTGTTCTGTTATCTATTGCGGTTAGTACGTCGCGGATATCGTCCGACGTTGTGCCGTTATTTATCATGGCTTGTATTGTTTCGTTTAATATAGTCATTTGTTTTATTCCTTATAAGTTATTGATATTACACCATTTTATGGGGTTTTTCTAGGTAACGCGTGGCGTGTTCGCTTTATTCATGCTATGAATGATACCCTAACTACACACTTAGTAAAGACTATTTACTATATATACTTTAAATCGACCACAAATAGCACGTTTCAACCGACCTATAACCCGCGCCACGTATGGCTTGTAGCCGTTCGCCCTATATTGTAAAATGAAATGCGGACGCCCTTTTGCGGGCATGTATTGGCGCGCGTCGATTGTTACGCATTGCGTTGCCCATTTAAAGTACTTTAAATCGACGGCGGGCACTTATAGCGGTTGAGTGTTAATCGCACGCTTTAGGGCACGTATTGTCGCGCGTGGCGTATATATTGGTGCGCATTGCGTGATAATAAAGGCGGGTAGCGCTTTAAATCGACCGGATACGCGACCCCCACCCCCCGCGCAGTGCATTGAGGAGTCCCAGTCACTTTTCCGGGTTCTCCGCGTGAAAATTTCAATTCTAGTAATAATAAGTGTGTATTTAGGGTTGTCAAAAAAAATTTAATATGCTAAACTAAACACTCACCTTAAAACGTGCACCCAAGGAGAAACATGGCATCTAGAAAAAAATTCGTAGCGAGCTTACTCGCAATCAACTACCCAAATTACAACCCAGTGCTTGCAATGGCAGAACTGGCTATGAATGAGGACATCGATATAAAGGACAGAATACAATGTCACAAAGAGGTAGCCGCGTATTGCTTCCCGAAGATGAAGGCTGAAGAAGTAAAAGACGACGGCGCGGAGCAGATATCGAAGGACGAGGTAATTAAAAGACTCCAAGCCCTAGAAGGGAAGCAAGTAACTCCTATCGTGGAAATACCTTCAGAGGACATCGTGGAAGACCTGCCGTTTAGTAACTCCGACTTCAAGTGAGTAATGATGACCCGTTCGCAGCAACGGCAGAACCCCGCACAGAAGACCAGACTCAGTTAGATTACACCTCATTAACAGAGCCTCAACTACGAGAAGCGCTTTCCTTGAGAGAGGACCTTGCCCATCGTAAGCACATGGAACTCTGTAGAAAGGACTTCATAACATTCTGCAAGTATATGGACCCGAACTTCATGGTTGGCAAGCATCACGCGATAATGGGCGCAGCTTTCAATAAAATCGTACATGAAAATGACAAAAGAATCATTATCAACATGCCTCCGAGGCACGGAAAGTCCTATTTAACCTCCCAATACCTACCAGCGTTCTTTATTGGCAACTCCCCTACAGCGCAACTCATGAACATCGCGAACGTAGCGGAGCTCGCAGTAAAGTTCGGTCGTCAAGTAAAGGATGTAATCGGCTCAGACAAGTTTAAAGAGGTATTTCCAGGCATTGAAGTGCGTTCTGACTCCAAATCAGCGGGTCGCTGGCAGATTAACAAGGGTGGCGAGTCATTCTCAGCCGGTGTGGGTAGCTCGGTTACTGGTCGTGGTGCAAATCTACTCATTATTGATGACCCGTTCACTGAATCGTGCGTCGCGCAGCCTAAAGTATTTGATGATGTGTGGGAATACTACCTCGCGGGTCCAAGACAGCGTTTAATGCCAGGGGGAAACATCCTAGTCGTACAAACTAGGTGGTCTGTAAAGGATTTGACGGGTAAATTGCTACAAGAACAGTCAAAAAACCCAAAAGCTGACCAGTGGGAGGTAATTGAGTTCCCTGCAATCCTACCCAAGTCAGGAAAACCGCTTTGGCCAGAGTTCTGGACTGCGGAAGCACTCGATAAAGTTAAAAACTCACTGGACGCGCGTCACTGGAACTCCGAATGGCTACAAAACCCGACTGCAACGGAAGGCGCCATCGTTAAAAAGGACTGGTGGATGGAATGGCCTCATAAAACACCTCCATCTTGCTCGTATATCATACAATCGTACGATACAGCGTACTCGAAAAGAGAAACGGCGGACTACTCAGTTGTCTCCACCTGGGGTGTTTTCTATCCAGACGGTGAGTTTGAGCGTAAAAATAGCGAGAAAAGGATATATGACGGTAGAGAAGCACATGTAATCCTATTAGACGTAGTTAGAGACCGGTTCGAGTTCCCAGAACTCAAGGACGAAGCATACAGGCTCTATGCATACTGGGAGCCCGACACAGTAGTCGTGGAAGCTAAGGGCTCAGGTGGGCCACTTGCCCAAGAGATGCGCGCCAGAGGCATACCCGTACAAGAGTACTCCCCAGGTAAGAGAAAAGGCGGTGGCGGTCAGGACAAAATCACCAGACTGCACTCAGTAAGTGACTTTTTCCGCTCAGGGATGGTCTGGGCGCCTGACGAGCTGTGGGCGAGGGATATGATTGACGAGGTTCAGGCATTTCCGGCAGGTGACCACGACGACCAGGTAGACTCAATGACCATGGCACTGATGCGCTTCCGGGAGGGCAACTTCCTAACCCTCACCTCCGATGAGGACGCGGGGGCAGAATGGCGCCCCCGTAGAAAAATGAAGTACTATTAGGTACAATACCTTCATCCAAACCACACATATCTAAGCATGGGAAGTATAGCAGACAGTATCAAAGCGTACGGTATAGGCCAGATAGAGCACGAAAACTACCTAAAAAGAGAACTAGTTGGCGAAGATACTGGTGAAGATACTAAATACGGCAAGCGGATATATCTAACTCCAGAAGGTGAGAGGGTGTCGGAACTAACCGCTACATTTCCTATGGACGGCGGGTGGGTAGCAGCCGCTAGTGTCATAGACGGAAAGAGATACGACGAAGACGAATTAAGAGAGCTGTACCGCAATGGCGCTATCCCAGCGATAGGCACATACGAAAGAGAAGAACAAGCGACAAACGCTATGAAACAGCGTAGCGCTGGTATGGAAGACAACTATATAAAGAATAACCTGCTACAAGAAGATTACTCCTGGCTAGATGAAACAGGTCATAACGTACAGACAGGATTGACTCGCGGCAAGTATGCCTTATTAAACGGACACCATATAAGCAACCTTAATGCTATAGATACAAAACTTAAGAGCCTAGATGGTTTGGAGTACGGTACAGAACTAGACCCAACCTTACATCCTGTATGGGATGCTGAGACGAACCCTGCAGTTTTTACACATCCTGCAGACGCACTAGCGTACCAAATGGAGCAGGGAGGTGAGACATATACTGAAGAGTATGCGAAAGGCCTGCAGGAACAAAAAGACGAGGCACTAAATATATTTGTAAAAGGCTTCTCTGACCATCAAAAAGAGTTATTTGCACTAGGACAACCACATCCAGATGTAATTCAAGGATTCAAGGAAATTAGTGAGCAGGAAGGGTGGGTAGACACATTTTCTGCAATAATGAGTAATCCTAAAGCAGCATCTAGTGCGTTCTTCGAGTCGTTTGCACAGTTCTCACCTGTATTAGCGGCAGCGGTTGCAACCAGGGGAGCAGGTGCTATTCCAGCCGCGTTAGTCCAAGGGTATGGCTCATATGCTATAGAGTACTCTGCTACTATGTCAGAAGAGCTGAATAAAGCAGGGGTAGATGTTACAGACTTCGATGCAGTTAAAAAAGCATACTCTGACCCAGAGTTAATGACTCATATTAAAGACACCGCTCGTGGAAGAGGCGTACCTATTGCTTTGTTTGATATGCTTTCCATGGGTATTGCTGGTAAATTCTACAGGCCTGTTAAAAACATCACTAAAAGCAGGACAGCAGGTGCCGCTACAGAGATAGGTGTTCAAGCTATACCTGATACAGCAGGTGAAGTAGCTGCACAGATTAGCACAGAAGGTGCAATAACCCAAAAAGACCAGGTGCTGTTTGAGACCTTGTTAGGAATGCCCGCTAATGTAATAGAATCAACAGCAGGCGCATACTTCGACACACCAGAGCGTAATCTAGCTAACTCAATGCAAGCTCAGGTAGACGCGACACAGGCTAATCAAGACGCGCTACAACAACGAGCTGTTGACTTACTTAAACCTGTTACTGAAGTAGGTACAGAGAGCGGAGCTCCTATTGTACAAGAGCAAGGTGTTGAGTTTGCTACAGAAGAAGAAGTAAAAAAATATTTCCAAAACATAGGCAGGCTACAAAGATGGACGGATAATGATAATCCTGAGAGTTTGATGGACGATTATCAAATGACTATGGGTGGGGGTGTTATGGATTTTCACCTAGAACACGCGGGTGATTTACTATGGCGTATGACACACAATGCTCAGGGAGACTTCTTTGATTTAGGTGGGGTAGAAGAAAAGATTACCAAACTAAAAAGGGGGCTATCAAATGACTATGGTTTCCATAGAGAATTCTTAGAAAATATAACACACTCAACAAGCTTAATATCTAAGTATAAGAAGGAAGGGATGAGTACAGAGGAGGCTAACGCAGCTGCTAAAGACAAAGCTTTCGAGATGATAAAGAAATATGGTGAAGCCCACGCTAAACTTCCTGTGTACAACAGACTTCAATGGGTAGCCAGAGAGATACCTATTGCCTTAAGTAAGTTTGACTATGCTAAGTATAGTAATCTGCTAGGTACATTAGAGAATATGCTATCTGTTGAGGAAGCAAGCATGATTCAGAAAGATGGGAATGGTAATGTTATTGAGTACACACCACCTGAATCTTTCTTACTTGAGATGGATACTTCTGTACCTAACACCGCACTTATTGATGAACAGGTAGCTGGTACATTAAAAATAGAGGCTGAACACAAAAAACAAAACGACTACATCCAAGACAACCTAGTACAAGACCAGGACAAAACCGAACCTAAGAGTAATGATACCCCTACTAGTAGAGAAGGCAGTAGCCTACTGAAACAAAAAGGTATGGAAGTTAAAATTTCTACCTACGGGCAAGGGGGTAGAATTTATTTCCACTCAAATAACCCAATAGATAGAAATAAACTCAGTGAACAGGACGCAAAAATACTTAAAGATAACGCCGTTGGCGTTATAGATATAGGCCCTTATCCGACAGGGGATTATTTAGAAATTGGTAATGTTTTTTTAGCGGAGGAGTTTAGAGGCAAGGGGGTTGGGCGTGAGTTATATAATGAGGCATTGAAGTTTGCTCATGAGCAAGGATTTAAAGGTATTTCGTCTGACCCTGAGGGCTCCAGAACTATTGACTCTGATAGGTTCTGGGACAGGAATGGCCAAGGTATAGTAGGGGATAAAGAGGTAATAACAAAACCATTAACCGCGCAACAAAACGACTACATCCAAGACAACCTAATAGATGAGGGCACTACAACAGAAGTAGAAAACTTTAAAGATTTGAAAAAAGGTGCTATGGCTAAATTTCCTGCCTTCAAAAAACGGTTCGGCGCCTCTACTGAACCAGCTTTAACTGAAGCTGAATTTCATAGACTTGGCGAAACAGTAACAGATGAGTTAGCCCTTGCTGCACATAAGTTTAGGGGCCTCTCAGGATTTCAACTCCCGCCTGGAAATTTCTTAAAAATATCTGAAACAGACTTTATCAACTTAATTAACGAAGACCCAGAAACTCTTGCTGATTATGGATATGAAAATTTAGATGAGGCTGAGGAGGAACTAGTAGAGTTAGTTAGTGTAGGTGCACTAGGAGAGATGCTATCTAGGTCATTCATGGCAATACCGGAAGACATGTATGTTATACGCACGAAATTTATAGGGGGCTCCGGTATATACTCGGCGACATTTGTTGACCCTGCTGATGATATAGAAAGACTTACAAAGCATATACTATATGGCAAGAATTTTAAAGACTCCTATGTTATTAAATTAGAGAAAGGCACTGTAATTTACCACCCAAGTGATGAGTCTGACGGGGCAGAAGTTGTTATAAAGGGGCAAACTATACTCAACAGTAAAAAACTGAGTTTAGAAAGCATCATTAATGATGACAATATCACTAAAGAAGCGCAACAACAAAACGACTACATCCAAGACAACCTAATACAAGACCAGGACAAAACCGAAACAGAACCGAAGTACCAGACCTACAGTGAAGCAGACAGAATACAAAACAGACTCAACCAAACTGATGAAGAGTGGGCGGTAGA